ATAGTCCTATTCTCGAAGATAACCCCGACGATAACGACATCAAAAGTTCCAGTAAATGCGACCGATCCGTGATGGTTCGTGGTAATTACAGACACATTGCGGTCTTTGTCTATATGCGGACGAAATGAAATATACTCTTCGTTCGTGATTGCTGTCCTTGGAGAAGCCGAAACCATCACCAGGTCGGACTCTCTCGAATTCACGAACTGTGCCAGATCGGCACTCGTTGTCTCAACTATAGTTCCTGAATGACCCAGGCTCGACAGGGCCACCTCCAGCTTGACATGACGGATGCCGTAGATCGGGTTGGGCGAATTGTCAGGGTCAGCCTGCACGTTGCCAACCGAGAGCTTGGTGAAACTGTGGTCACCGTCAATTACGTCCCTGACTATTCTTGACTCGCTTTTCGTTACCTGCTTGCTGATCTCGCGCCGTACCGCTGGAATGTCCAGGTTCTCAGGACCGATCTGACCCTGGATCATCTGGTAGAGCTTGTCGATCTCGTGCGTGATTGCGGGATCCACTCTCAGGATTGATGACCTTCCATACGCTGCCGGCATTAGTTTGGCCTCCCTGCACCTGCGCCTGTCAAGGTGAACGAGGTCACCTCCACCGACTGGCTCTCAGCCTGGTACAACTCAAGCGTCAGATCTCTCGCCCTCTCACTCAGCCGCAGGTGGTGCGTAGCGTCCGTTGGGGAGATCGAGTCGAGGAACTCATAGCCCGTGTCGGAGTTGCGGTAATAGCGGACCTCGATGTGGGTGTCGGTGCCAGGGACCAGCTCGAAGGATACCCCCGACCACGCCTTGTCGTACTCGGGGATCTTCCCATCCCACTTGCCCGTCCTCCACCGGAAGACAGGACTCGCTGCTATGTCAGCAAGATCGTCCGTTTCCATCACGGAGATTAATCCACCGTCCGTACCTATCCATATCTTTCTTTGTCTCAGCGTGTTGTTCGTCGTCACCGTAGCAAGGTAGTTGATATTACCCATGTCCCACGGCGACCAGGAGGGCCGCTGGACAATCTTCGAGTTCCCGTAGAAGAACACGAGTTGCTTGTTGTTCTCTGTAGAAGCCGCCGCAGGGTAGCTCCAGATGATCGACTGGTTCACCTCGTCTTCCGCACCAACAATGAAATGGTCCCGCGCAAAGTTCCTGCCCATAACTACATCATGTACAGGGCCAGAGATCTTCTGGGGCAGAGTCCCGTCGAAACCATAGAGTCCGTCCTTCCCCCAGAAGTACAGGAGCCCGTCCACCTGGACTATCGAATGCTGGCTCACACACCCTATCCCCTTGACCACCGGACGAGAGAAGAAGGTCGCCTCCGACAGCCCGTCGAGGGTCCAGATTGACTTCTCCTTGAAGACAACCAGCATCCCTCCGTAGCTTGCAAGCCCCGTGATCCTCTCCGTCGAGCCCTCGCCGCCTACCCGTATGAAGTTCGACACGCTCCACGGCTCGTTCGGGCGAGAGAAGTAGAGACTGTCTGAGTTGTTCTTCACGAGGAAGGTGACATCCTGGTGGTTGACCATAAAGGCGAAGTTCGTGTCGGTGAAGTCTACGCTGACCGGAGCTATCTCCGTGGTCGAGGTGTCCTCGTTGAGGTTGTTGTCGTTGTAGGTCGTAGAGGAGTTGTTCCCGATGGTGGCAACGTAATGCCAGACTACCTCGCCAGCAGCCTTGTTGCGCCTGTAGATCCTGCGCTGGGTCACTCGAGCGTCACCCGAGCTGACGGGGATTCCCTTCAGGGCTATGCCTGTACCGATGGCTTCTTCAACACTCGTCGCATCGCTGGCAAGACTCTCCTGCCCCCATGCCGGTGCATAGAAGGTTATCTTGTAATCGTATGACCCATCGAGGTTGCTACCTGCCGCCGAAGTCGCAACCAACGTGGTAGTCGCGATGGGACGGGTTATGTGGGCTGTGTAGATGTTAGTTCCATCTGTAACCTTGAAGTTCGTGCCGTCACAGACATAGGCCCGATTCCGTCGAGAGAGGAAGCAGGCAAGACCGTCAGCCACCAGGGCGTTAGTTCCCAGTTCTGCGATGACATACGCATCCCCACCTCCATAGGTAAGCTTGTAGAGCTTCTGACCAGCCTTGATGAGTTGCGTGAGAGTCCCGTCCGATATCTCCCAGTCGAAGAGTCCCTGGATATCCCCGCCGGCTGACAGATCCCGAACTAGAGAATACCCGTTCCGCTTCTTGATCGTACCCTTGTCAAGATTCACGTTCAGGCAGTCAGCAGCTTCGCCAGGCTGAAGCTCACTTGCATCACCCTGCGAGTTCTGTCCTATGAACCGTACACCGGCTCTCAGTGTTGGCATGTTGACACCTATTCAAGAAGATCTACGAATGTCGGATACTGCCTCTGCCGTTCCTCAACATAAGTCCTGAGCTGGGCCGTCAACTCCTGACGCAGCCCCTCAAGGTCGGGGGGCATCTGCCTCTGCTCAGAACCAAAACCACGCTTCGCCGCCTGCAGGCAGATCAGGTCGTGATAGTCGCTCGGGATATCCGAAGAGTCTGCGTCAGCGTCCAGCCTGGGTAACGCCCTCGAGTAATACAGACGGAGCGTATAGCTGTCGCCTGGCTTCACTATCCCGATCTTGTCGTCTCGGAGATAGTAGGTCGGGGGAGTCGATAAACCCTCCGGCAGGAACCGCTCGTCACCTATCGGGTGCCGCCGGGCAAAGTTGATCGGAACCGCTGGTGTAGGAGTCCCAGAAGCTACGACCTTTTCTATGTGCAAAAGTTTCGAGAAATCTGCAGGAAGATCAAATTCGTAATCGTTGTCACCACTCACCACGGTCAGGTCAACCATTACTGAGAAGAAGCTCTCGTCAGCCTGCTCTATCACCCGCCTGCAGTCGGCCTGTGCGGCGTTCACATGCCTCACCAGGACGTTGCGTTTGTGCCTGCGACCGTTGGGATCATCTAAGTACTCTCGGGTCACTGAGAGCATCTCACCAAGCTTGAGGCCACGGTCGGCTGGAGTGTAGTCGGAAGTTAATGCCGCACCTGTGATGGTACTCAATTCAATATCCTCTCCTGCTGCTTGGGTCCAAAGATGATCTTACTACCCTTTTTCTCTCTCACAATCGACTTGGTGTTATCAGAGGTACACTTGCCTATGAAACACTTGCGAAGCTCGTGAGCCATATCAGCGTTGGCGTTCGAGAAGTTCCTGTCCGCTATCTCGATCCTCTGCTCCTCCAACTTATCCATGTGGTCTGCCCACAGTTTGCCGGCGCGTTGCGGATCGCTGTTGAACCTGCGTGTGAGGTCGGTCCTCTGCAGCAGGCTGATCACCCATGTCCCTGGCTCACGGTACTCACCGTTAGGCCCAATGACATTGGCGACCTTGACGAGCATGTCGTCTGAAGGACACGGCCCCTTCCGAGCGACCCTGTACAGCACCCAATGCTGCAGAGGTGGAACCCAGAACATTTCAAGGCTCCTGTCGATCTGGGAAAGGTTACGGAGGAAACCCCTGCTGAGTGCCTTCGGTGCGGATTCGGTGGCTAACTCGCTCCGCAGCGTCAAGTCTCTGGCAGGGAGTCCCCTCCTCACCCGCGATTTCATTGTTGTAGTTGCGACAGGCATAACACCTCCACGGTTAAAAATGCTAGCCCTGCACCCCCGAAATTGGGAGTGCAGGGACCAGCTCAAGAAGGAGGCAAAGTAATTACGCCTGGGTCGTGGAAGCTACGTTCGTCAGCAAGGTGTTAGCGTTGGGACGAGTGCAAACCAGGTTCTGGTAAGAGAACAGGGTTGCCTCGAACTCATCCTTGCCGCTGTCACCGACACCGGAGCGAACCAAGACACCGCCTTCGTCCATCCACTGCCAATCCTCAAGCACCTGGAAGTGCATCGAGTCAGGAGCGATGAAGTAGAAGCGGCAGAAGTCACCAGCGATATAAATGCCACTACTGTTATCAAAGACACCAGCACTGGCATTGGCAGGATCGTTCGTTGTCGAAGCATCCTTGTCAGCGACAATGACGGCGTTATTGAACTCAATGCCAGTCCAGCCACCCTTGAGTTGACCAGGATCGGAGAAACGACGAAGGCCAGTCAACGCACCAGCGACCTCACGACGACCAGCGTGAGAAGTAAGGATGATACCCGTCTGGGCATCTCCCTCGATATCAGACTTGTCGTAAGCCTCTTGCAGTTGAACAAGAGAGTCGTCCAACAGGCCGGCGGAAGTGGCAGGTGTGACCACATTGGCCTTCCAGAACGAGTTGCTCGAACGGTCGATCTGACCGAGACGAGTAGCGGCTGCTTCCGTACCGTGGTTGGCGGGATCGGCATCCGAGACAATAGCCTCAAGACCCCACATTTCCCGACTCGTACTGTTGGCAACAACTCCACCAACATACACGCCCTCATCAGCCTCGGTCGTCGTGGACGTACCCATCACGAAAGCCGTATCACTGGTGATCGACTGGATGGTCTGACTGTCACCGAGGGTGGTAGCAGCAAGGTCGGCGCGTTTCTTGATATCGACAACCATGCCAGCTTGGAGGAACTTGGTCGAATTGACCGTCACGGTCGTACTCGAACCAGAACTGCCGGAGGAAATGTCAGTCAGCAACGCTGAACCGTCATGCCAAAGCTGGCGGTTGCAGTCGTTCTTGACATCCTGCAGCAGACCCTTCATTTCGCTGTCGAGCAACTCAATAAAGGAACCTTCACTGCCTTGCGAAGCGGCAATGGCAGGACCAGTAAGAGCAATGCGCCCATAAAGGTAAGCCATGTGCCACACGGACGAGGTGTAACCCTGGTTCCCGGCTGCGGGAAGGGTTCCACTTTCAGCCCTGGCTCCGACACCTACATTGCGTCCAGTGTGGAGAGGAATGTAAGCCTCTTTGCCACGGAACGCAGTGCGACTGGTATCGCGCTCCAGGTTAGCCAAGAGAACATTGCCCTGATTGAGCTGTTCCCTAACGGGGCCGATGTAGAACGTCTTAAGGACATTCGCAGCATCGGATAGATTCATGCCTGTAAAAGCCATGGTCGGACTCCTTTAAATCGCCTCTCCGTGCCACCGATCCGAGTCGTCGAGACCAACCAAAAAAATAAAACTACCTAGTCACTTTTAATAGACGACTTGAGATACTCAAATGCCGCCCTCTTAACTTTGCCTGATTTCAGGTCCGATGCGGTCAGGGGTTCAGAAGGTGAAGTTACTCCACCGCCAGAGCCCTCGCCGGCCTCAGACTGATCCGCAAGCTTGCCACGAAGGTAAGCCGCCTTCTCCTTGTCCACCAGCCCACCCAGGAAGTCTCCGTGACTGTTCACGGCCTGCTCCGCTGACTCGTTGCGCTGGCTCATTCGATTGTAGATGAACACCTTGTGTTCTTCGAGTTCGTCCTTGGGTAGACCCGAGAGAATCGGGTTGGACTTGATAGAAGCCTCCACCTCTCCGCTCATCTTCTCGCTCTGGAAAGACACCTCCTGCTGGCGCAGGGCTTCCTTGTTCGCCTGGATCTCTGCCTTGAGATCGTCCATCTGCTTCTGGACTCCGCTGTCCATGCTTTCTACGGTGTCTGAATCTTCCACGCTACTTGTCTCCGTTGTTGTCGGCTCCTCTGCGGGGGCTTCAGGCTCCCCATCTATTTGAGCATAAGTTTCCATGACCGCCTTTGCCCCATGGTACGCAAGCTGTTTCAGCTCAGTCGTAGTCACCATGAGTTCCTGGCCGTCCACATTCAGCGGCACCTTGGTTTCCTCGGGGATCGTTTCACCCGAAGGTTCCGGCGGTGATTCCGCTTCTGGAGCAGCCTCTGTCTCTGCTGTCGATTCTACTTGAGTTTCTTCTTCGGCCATTATACTTCCTCCTTCTTAATAACCGACCGGAGGTCCACCTTCAAGTGGTGCGCCTCCATCTTCCATTAGAGCGTCTGGACTCGGACCACCCTCCTCCATAGGTTCTGCCGCCCCCTGTGGGCCTGCAGGACCAGCTCCTTCCTCCTGCGGGACACCGTATCTCGCAGAAAGTCTTTCCGTATGAGCCTGTATATGCATCTCGAAAATCATGTTTATCGGGCTTTCGACACCGCCTGTCTCCTGGATAATCTGCCAATACTCAGGGGTCTTCTGGAACTCCCTGTGTACCGAGATATGCAGAGCGTCATCATCGAAGGGCCATGTCGGCGGCATGTATTCTCCCTGCTGCGTGACCATCTCCATGTTTTCCCTGCGCCCGTTCTGCTTGTCCATCTGACCAGGGGAGACATCTGTGGGGTCGGCACCAACCTCGAGGATCTCAAGGAGCTTCTCCCTGTCATCTTTCTTTGCCGGGTTGAGAATACCGAACTGGGCAAGACTGATACCCAGTTGCTGCCTTGCACCCTTCGATGAGGGGAGAGACGAACCCAGCTCGACCATGACATCGAAGTAGTTCGTTCCCGTCCTGCTGCTGCCTCCCAGCAGGTCTTCACCCTTGAAGTACCGCACATCAAAAGTACGGTCACTACCGAAGAGCTTGATCATCCGGTCCTCGGTGATCTTCTTAGCAGAGATCTGCAGCGTCCAGGTTCCAATGTCCTTCAGCGCGTCCGAGGTGGACATGGAGGCAGGGGCAAGAATGCCATCGTCCTGCTCCTGCAACTGGGCAATACCAAGACCGGACTCTACCCTGCCTGGTGTAGCACCCTTGTACGCTTCGTGCTGGCTCGAGACATCCTCGAAGTCGCCGAGGGTCTGGTTGATATTCTGGTGCGTGACGCTGGGTAACTCTCCAGGTCGCGACAGTTCAGGCTTGAGCGGATAGGTGTAGAAGATCTTCTCACCCGGCTCTCCTGTGAAACTTGTTTTCGATATCCCACTGCCCTTGGGTATGAGCCACTGCGGACGGGAGACAGCATTGAGGTGTTCTATGATCTGCGAACGAGCCCTGTTGTACGCAGCCTGGATCGGCAGGCACTGCTCAAGGACACACGATCCCCAGAGCCGGCCTGGTACAGAGACTTCCTTGATATGGGCATAGGGGAAGACCGGGAAGCCAGGGGGGTTCTCACCCTTCCTGACTACCCGGTCCCCAATGACCGCCGCCCAGTAACCGTTGGGATAATCTGGAGTTGGCCTGCACCAAAGTTGGTGAACCAGCACAGTACCACCAGAACCTTGCTGGCCTGCAGTTCCCCATGCCGACACGGTCCCGAAATTAGAGGGACCAGTCAAAGATGAGAGTTGGCGTTCAAAGAACCGGGATACGGTTTCATTGTCGTCGCCTTGTACTTCATCATCTTTCAGACCGTAACGGTCTTTGACATAGGTCAGGCTCCTGGCCTTGGTGTGGATGAGGTGACTCACATCTTCCCAACGAGTCGCATCCGGGTCGGGGTCGATTTCAAATGGAGAACAGACCTCCACATCGACATCGCCAATGGCAACGCCGAGCTTCTTAGCAGTTTCGGCATCTTCAGGACCGGCTAAACCCATCGTCTTCAGATAAGCCTCGCCTTCCTCTTTTGCCTTTCTCTTCTCTTCCTTGCTACGGGCTTTCTTACCGCTGAAGTCTTCAGCTTCAGCAGCAATCTTGTCACCCTTGAAAGCATCCCAGAACACACGGACGAACACGTTGCCTGTCGTACTCCTCCAGGTGAGGAGGTCGATGAGCTTGTCGTTCATTCCGTGTGTAGTCCAGTAGTACCGCAGGTAGTCGGTAGCAAGACCCGCTGTGATCCGGTCGTTCAGCTCACCCGTGGCAGGACTCACCGTCCACTGAGGACGCTGACGGACTGTCGATGCGATAATCCTCCTGACCATGGGCATAAGCCGATTGACCGTTGCGCGGACCCTGTGCCGTGGTTGCCGTGGAAGGAACAGAGCCTTCGTCACGGGGTTCCACTGCAGGTACTGCTGACCCAGGTAATTAGCAATGTTCAAGTACCACTGACGCTCAAGGGACTGCCTGTGCTGCTCCCTTGAAGCCCAACGGGCCTGGACGAACTCAGCTATAGTTTCGTCCTTTTTGAAGTCAACGGCACCGAAGTCGGTGCTGGCGTACTTGGTTACATTACCGTTTCTGAGTATGGGCATTATTCAAGACTTGGTGAAAGGTTGCCTTGGATCTGGTCGAACTCCATGGCGATCTCCTGCTCCCGTCTCTGGGCATCCTCCAAGGACATCTCGGATTCAGCTTGTCGGGGAATGTCAGCCTGCATGGGGTTGTCAACCTGGTTCATGCCTGCGTAGACCTGGAGATCACTAGCTGCGATCACTCGGTTCTGCGACCTGAGCTGGCTCAGGAGTTCCTTGAGGATCGCCTCGTTCGACCTGTGGGCATAGCGGAAGCTCAGGTAACTGATCCCCGCACCCAACATCAATAAGGTTAAATTGGATAATAGTTCAGTCATTCATCGTCTTCCTCGTCCTCGTCCTCGTCCTCGTCCTCGTCTTCAGGCTCGGGTTCGGGTTCGGGCTCCGGTTCGGGAGCAGGTGCGGGAGCGGGTGCTGGGGCGAGGTCTTCTGCCTCACCGCCACCTGCACAGAAAGCAAGACAGGCCAACTCTTCGATGGCTTCGTTGCCCACTACGCCAGCCTTGAACCGCTCACGGTTCTCAGCCCACCAGTCTTTAAAATATACTCCGGCCATAATAAATCCTCCTACTTAAGAAATGCTGTTACCAGCGTTGCGACTAAACTGAAGACGGCTGTTAAGAGAGCAGCCTTCACATGAATACCGTTTACTCTGTTTTCCTTGTAGGACTCCTTAAAGTCCACAACTTTTGTTTCGAGGTGACTGAGCCTGGTAAGAACCGATGCGACACCGTTGCCCTCGATAATGACCTTGTTGAGCAGTTTTACATCACTTTGCAGGTGATGAACGCCCGTATCAATTGACGCTACTTTTTTGTCCAGCTCGTGGAGTGCGCCAAGAAGTTGTTCTGATTCCATGCTTAGGCAAGGGCTTTAATCACCCTTCGTCTTATGAAGTCGCTTTTTAGTATTGGCCCTGAAGCCGCATTCTTAATAATAATCTGTATCTCCAGGTCGCCCTCCTGATCCAAGGCTCCAGCCTGCCCTGCCGCAGGGAACGTATATGTCTTTGTCCCTGCGGAGGCATCGACCGTGTCCATGTCGGCAGTCGTCACTGTTCCCCCATCGATGGAATAGAAGATCTCGACCTCGTCATCGGTCAGATTGATGGCTGTGCCGTCAACCTTGTCCTTACAGGTGACCTGGATGGTCGGCTCAGATCCAACGTAGTAGCTAGCTGCCATTAGTAATCTACTCCAAGTCCGAACTCATTTTCCGGTAGAGCCGGTTCCTGTTGAAGGTTCTCCATGATTTTATCCCAATGACGCTGGGTTCTCTCTGCGAAAATTGTTCCTTGCTCCATGATATGCGGACAAGAGTCATCTAACAATGCTCTCTCCAATAATGGATCACCCTTGTCTATGGGTTCTGCTCCACCGGCAACTATGTACCGCCAGCAGTCCATAAGGTGATCAGCCTTCTTCACTGGAGCCGCCTTGCGCTCGTTAGTGTCCCGGCTGAAGGTCCGTGGGTTGCGCCTGCGGTACTTGGCCCTCTCCTTCAGGAAGTTCCTGCAGGTGCTGAAGATCTGCGTCCTCGGGATGCCGTCCCAACCAGGGACAAGGGTTCGGCGAACCATCTCGATCCCGTATTCAACATCGTTCCTTGCGGGAACACAGACAATGCCATGCTCTCCAGCCAGGATGTTGCCCACCTTCAACCCGCCGCCTGGGTTGCTGCCGAACTCAGCGGGATCAATCCACCGCTGGGTTATAGGTTCCGACACCTCGGGGTTGATCAGCCACTTGGCAGCATAGACATCGGATCCATCGTCTCTCCACGCCCCGTTCAGACTCCAACCCTCTGCCCCGTAGATCTTGTCGGCGATTGTCCGAGCGGTAGTCGCATGCTCGTACAGCTCCCGGTAGACATACGACCGCCTGTCAGGAGAGATCGCTATCCACAGGACGGCAAAGATATTCCAGCCGGGGTCGATAGCCATGTACCTGGCCCAGTCCTTCGGGATATCGAACGGGTCACAGATAAAGTCGGGAGAGAACTCGGGGTAGACCAGGCCGTGCCGGCGGCGGGTCTTGCCCTCGATCCTCACCGCCTTCTCCTCGTCGGTAATCATTGCCTCAAGGTCGCGCAGGACTTCCTTGTCTACATGCCCGACCTTTGCAGCCTCCCTCGTATCGAGTCGGAACAAGTCAACATTCTTGTCGCCCTCCTCGTACCGCTCCTCCAGGTTGACCAGCCATTCAACCGACTCCACAGCCGTAGCGGAGATCACTGACTTGGCACCCTTAGCGAGACGGCGAACCATCAACTCCTCGTAGACCACATCTTCGACTTCCTCGTCAATGACCAGGAGGTCAATGGCAGCAGCCTGGGTCTTCCGTCGAGCGGTGTTAGAACCCACAGCGGATATGAACCTGATCTCTGCGCCGCTGTGAAGGATCACCTTCTGCGGGATATCGGTATGGGGAATGATCTGCCCCCTGCGCTTGATCTCCCAGCCGGGCATGATGTCCTGCAGGTGCTTCCAGATTCCCTCCTCGAGTGTGGTATAGGAAGCAGAGATAACCCAGATCTTCGGAGCCGTGGGTGTCTTCTGGTACGGGTGGTCCTGCATGGCCCACCACCTGATCTCCTGTGCGGCGGCTCTCGACTTCCCACTCTGGTTGCCCCCGAGCAGGACACGGTGCATGCGACTGGACTTGTGGAAGCTGAGTTGGTTTCTTTTCGGGTTAGAGTCAGGGACGTAGAAGTAACCGGGGTGGTCCCTTGCTTCGAGGAAAAGGCGGCAGGGGGTGAGGATCGTCTCCAGTATATCCACCTGGGCAAGGGCGGTAGCCGAGACGGTCTGCTTCTTCGGTCTGCTCATGCTGCCTCTTCACCCCTGTCGTCAATAACCTTAAACCCCAGAAGAGCGAGAACGGGTGCAACCGTATCCATGACCAAGTCTACTCGCTCGTCGATAGACATGCTCGTGAGATCGAGCTTGCGGTCGGAGAGGCCGGAGATCTTAGCCAACTGCCGCATAGCATCCAACTGGTTACGGTCCTCTGTGGTCGGATCCTCGACAATGTCGATAAGCTTCTGTATATGCCCCTCGCGGCTGGTGAGGTCTTTCTTGTTCCGTTTCCGCTTCTTTTTGCCTGCTGTCTTGAGCTTTTCGACTATAGGAGACTCAAGCTTCTTCTTTGCTTTCTTTGCCATATATAAAATAAATACGGGCAGCGGGATGTTTTTTCAGTACAATTCTTCCCCAAATAGCCAGAAGGGTACTATTGAGTACTTATAACTAATCAAGGAGGAGGAACATGTTAACGATTAAGCAGGTGGCACAGCACCTGAAATGCTCTCGGCTTGTAATCGACAA